TCGCGGTCTGCGTAAATCGTCGAAAAAATGGTGGGCGCGGCAAGGATTGAACTTGCGACCCCACCCGTGTGAAGGGTCTTCTACAGCGCCAAATGCTCAATTTGCGCCCACTTGCGGCGGAACGGAGCATGACTCGATGGCGAACAAAGCGAAACAGCCTGACCATTTTCTGACCACCCTGTCTTGCGAGGCGGGGCGGTGATGGGCGGGCGAACCATCGCGGCGCTCTACGTCGAGACCGGCGGCGCATACTACGGCCTGCCTGGCGTGGACCCGTGGGATGAGGCGAGAGACGCGCGCACCTATGCCGGGCCGCATCCGGTTGTCGCGCATCCGCCCTGCCAGCGCTGGGGGAAGATGTGGTTCGGCCAGCCCCTCACGGTCAAGCTGACCGGACGGCGCAAGAAGAAGGGTGATGACGGCGGGTGCTTCGATCGCGCGCTGTGGGCGCTGCGGACGTTCGGCGGTGTGCTTGAGCATCCGTGGGGAAGCCATGCCTGGCAGTGGTTCGGTCTGAACGTGCCGCCGCGCGAGGGAGGGTGGATCAATGCCGACTTCTTCGGGGGCTGGACCTGCTGCGTCGAGCAGGGCCGGTTTGGTCACTACGCCCGCAAGCCGACCATGCTGCTGGCCTACCATGTGCCGGAACTGCCATCGCTGCCGTGGGGCAAGAGCGAGGCGCGGTTAAATCCTGCCGTCGTCGAGCGCATGGGCGAGAAACGGGCCCGGTGGCTTGGCGAGGTAGGGGCTCGCGGGGGCGGAACCGATAGCACGCCTCGCATCCACACACCCGAGCCGTTCCGCGATCTGCTGATCGGGATGGCTCGATCGGTCGATACCGCCGCGGTCTCGCGCGCGGTGCCCGCCCGTCTCACCAATAGCACAGGCGGGGAGTGATATGGCTATCATCGCCGGGATGAAAGCAATCTCCGTTCGCGCGCCGTGGTGGTGGGCAATCCTTCACGCAGGCAAGGACATCGAGAACCGCGATTGGCCGACCAAGTTTCGCGGGCGCGTCCTGCTGTACGCGAGCAAGTGGTGGAGCATGTCGGAAGTCGCGGATGATGGCGAAACCGTAGGGCGCATCTACCGGCAGGCAGGGGGCGCCTCCCACGACCATGGCTTCACCTATCGGATGATGCGTGACCGGGGCGGGCACATCGTCGGCTCGGTCGAGATCGTCGATTGTGTCGAGCAATCAGACAGCCCGTGGTTCTTCGGGCGCTATGGTTTTGTCCTTCGCGATCCGGTCGCCTTCGAAACTCCCACCCCATGCAAGGGCGCGCTCGGCTTCTTCACGGCCCAACCCCACCCAGGAGACCTAACCCCATGACCAAAGACACACCCTCGCTTGCGGATGAGCTGGAGCCGTGCGCGCATTGCGGCTCGCCCGCAGCATTCGGTGTGGTGACCGAAGGCGGAGAGAACAACCCCGACTTCGGCGGGCATTTCGTGCAATGCACCAATGAAAAATGCCATGCCTGCATGGGCCTTCGTTTCGCCTGTGGCGATGACCCACGCCCAGCCCTTCGAGACGCATGGAACACCCGCCCCATCGAAGCGCGCGCCGGGGGTGATGCGTTGCTGCGGGATTTGCGGGCATGGATCAAAGATGAAGCGCAAGACAAGTCATGGGTCGCAGAAGATGCCCTGATTGCCCGCATCGATGAAGCCCTATCCCACCCCACCCCCGCCGATGATATTGGCGAAGGCAATCTCGATTGCTTGGCGAAGCGCAGGCCTGGTGAACCCATGTTCATCATCCTCGGACGCGATCCCGACGCGGAGTTTATCACGCGGCTTTGGGGGCAGCGTCGGCATGACGCGGGCGACCCTGAACACGCAAAGCAGGTGTTCGCTCTAGCGGACGAAATGGCAGCGTATGAAGGCAAGCCCGAAAGCGCGCCCGATGCCTCTGCCTATCCGCCCGCCGCCGATGCGCGCACCCCGGATGATGTGGTGGAGGCGCTGGGCGAGGTCAAAACGAACATCGCGTGGGCCGAAGAGCATTATTCTGGCCCCGAGTTCTTCGATGTGGCGTGGCCGGAAATCCGCAAGAGCCTAGACGCCTTGAACACCGCCCTCACCGCCAGCGGGGATGCGCGGGAGAGGGAGGCAATTGCCCTGCTTCGCGAGACGCACGACGCGCTTGATCCTCATATCGTCCACAACGTCGCACGAGGCGAAGTTCGGGAAAAGATCGGTGACTTCCTCGCCCTTCTCGACACGCCCCCGGCAGGCGATGGAGGTGGGGTATGAGCGAGGCTACTTGTTCTCAATGTCGCTACAGCAAAGGCGATAGGTGCCTGCGCGATGGGGACTACTCCCAGAGCTACGAATTGACCTACACCGATAGCGACTTTTGCGGACCTAACCGGCGGTATTTCGCCCGCCGTAGCATGCGCCAAATCCTATGCGGAGAATAGCCCAATGACCCAGCATACCAACCCCGTGCCGGTGACGCAGCTAATGCGCGATATGGCGGCTGAGTTCTTCTGGAACGGCCACAATCGGCGTGGGCTGTTGCAGCCGACTTATGATGCAATCCGCGAGGGCCGACTGGACAACCACGAAAACGTGCAGCATTTGGCTGAGTTCGCCCACCGCCTCGCCCAATCCACTCCCGCCGATGCGCCGAGTGGGGAGGGGTTGGTGGAGGCGCTGCGATCAGCGCTCATATTCCTGGATAAAGCGGTCGGCGAAGGGCTAGAACTGTCCGGTTTAGACGCGCACGATATTTGGAACGGCCTGCTTGATGCAGCGGGTTCGGGCATTGACGGTCCCGATAGTTCGGAAGAGTTCGCAGACCGCATCCTCGCCGCCCTCCGCACCGCAGCCGATCCCGAGCCTGCCGGGGTGCAGGAGGTGGTGGCCCGCCCGCTGGATGAATGGCACGAGGATCACGGCGATGTCGTCTGGTGGAAATTCCCTATCGACGAACCTGCATGGATCGGCTGTCCGCTCGACAGCCACTGGCCCGGCTACCATACGCACTGGACGCCGCACCCTGACGTTCCAGCCCTCCCCCAACCGCCAGCAGATGAGGTGAAGTGATGGCTATTCGCGTGCGATCAGACGGCACCATGCTGTGCGCAGCCATGCACCCAGAGATGCCGGGCGACACCTACGTCGATGACACGCTGCACTACACCATGTCTGTGGAGCATCGCGTCCTTGTGACCGAACCACACGAGAAACATCGCCGGCGTGGCGAATGGTGGTGGCGCAATTCTGTCCCCGATGACGTGGAGGTCGAGGACTGGTGAGCTATCGAAAGCACAGCGTGAGCAAGGGTGCGCGGCGCGCCCACCATAAGCGGGAGAAAGCCCGCCGCCGAAAATTGCGGGCGAAAGGAGGTCAGGTCGAACCATTCGGCTACGTCGATATTCGCGGAGTGGATAAGGCCGGGATGCGCCGCCTTTCTGTGTCGAAGGGTTCGCGAGACGGCGCGCCTAAACTCCAAAGACCAGTTACAGAGGAAACCCAGCCATGACCACACCCGAAGAGATAGCACGGATAGCAGAATGTCAGCGGATCGACTGGATCAAGACTGTTCTTGTGATCCCAGGGACTGAGCCACAGCGCCGCGCCTTTCTTCGAGGATACAACGGTGCGCAGCTTTCCGACATTTCCACTAGTCCGAGCCCGCGAATGCGCGAGAACTACGCGCTCGGGCTACGAGTCCGCGACCACCTGATGAAAGGCAAGAGCGATGCTTGAGGCCCTCGCCCTGTGCCTCCCGCCGCCCGAGGTGCGCCAGAACTGCATCGTCGACGGCGACACGCTGTGGCACGGCCGCGAGAAGATCAGGCTGGCCGACATCGACGCGCCCGAACTCGCAGGCAAATGCGACGCCGAACGCTGGCTTGCCATCCGCGCCCGCGACGCACTGCTAGCGATGCTCCAAGGCGGCTACCATATCCAGCGCACCGGCACCGATCGCTACGGACGAACCCTCGCGAGGCTCACGGTCGATGGCCGCGACGTTGGCACGGTGCTGGTCAGCATGGGGCTCGCGAGACCGTGGCGCGGCAGGCGGGAAGGGTGGTGCTAGTCGCAGTCGTAGTCGGCGCCGTTCTCGACCAGCCACTTGCACACGCGCACTCCGGCAGCCTGCACGCGCTCGCCCCAGCTCTCGATCGCCTCGTCATAGGCCACCGCCGCGGCCTCGTCGGTCGCGATTTCCATCGGCGGCAGGGGCTTGGGTTCGGTCGCCGCCTCTACGTCAGCAGGGGGCGGGGAGATCACGATCGGGGTAGGCTCTCCGCAGGCGCTCGCAGTTAAGGCCATCGCGGCCAGCATCGCGAATCGCGTCTTGCCTTGCATCGCTCGCATCGTTGTTCCTTTCGGTATCGGCGGCGCGCTGTTCGGACGCCGTGTTGTCCGCGTCGCGCGCCTTCTGGACGGCCTTCGTGACGGCGCGATCGATCTGCGCCTGTTTCAGCGCGCTGCCGTCGCTGCGTCCCTTGCAATAGGCGAGGGGAACGCAGGCGGCGATCAGCAGGCACAGGCCCAGCCAGAACTTGAAGGTGAAGCCGGACAGGTAGCCGGCGGCTCGGGTCAGCAGGTTCATGGCTGGCTCCTTCTTGGTTGGCGGGGACCGAAGCCCCCGCCTTCGTTATGCCGCAAGCTTCTCGCGAAGCAGGTAGCCTTCCAGCGCCCAGATCTTGTTGCGCGCGTTCTCGCGGGCGATCTTGCGTCCGATTTCCTTGTCGAAATTCTCCGGCGATGCCGCGGCGCTTTCGCCAGTCACGATGTACCCGTTGCGCAAGGTCAGCGCGCAGACCGTCATGGTGGTGCCGGGGAACACATGATACTGTTCGGACGAGATCGCCTCGTCGATCATGGCCGGGTTCAGGCGTGGAGCATTGAGGCCCTTCTCCTGAATTTCCGCTTCGATCTGCTCTTCATTCTTGCTCATCAATCTACCTTTCACTCTATCCCGCTGATGCGCGCGGGCCGCTATCCGCCTCGGGCGGAATTCTCGATCACCTTGGCGTTCGCGACGCCCTTGTCCTTCCATGCCGCGCCACCGGCCGCAGCAGCGACAATCGCGGCCAGCCCGCCGGGGAAGGCGATGCAGTAGGCGGTCAGGTCGAACCCGCGCCCCAGCGCGATCTCCCATGCGACGAATGCGTGCGCGCCGATGATGTAAGCGACACCGCCGAGCGCTCCGAGGCCGCGGGTGATCTCGAGATCGCCGCCCGGGCCGCGCAGGAATTCGGTGAAGCCCTTCATCGCGCCCACTCCCCGGTCTTGCCGTGCAGCCATGTCAGGAATTGCCCCACGGTCTTGCCCTGAAGGATCGACTTGTTCGCGCGTGTCGCGGCAGGCCCGGCGATCAGGTCCGCCCGCGCATCCACGTCGGCGCCGATCACACGCGCCGCTGTGACCGGGCCGAAGAAGTGCGCGGCGTACAGCGATGCGCGATTGATCGGGATCCCGTTGGCGGCGAGGTAACGCGCGTTCTTCGCAGTGAAGGTCTTCGCGCGCGCCAGCTGCTCGTCCACGCTCGGCCGCAGCCCGCCGAACGCCTGCGAGGAATCGTTGCCCCACACGCCGCCTTCGCCCAGCCAGGTCGCCTTGATGAACTGGTAGAGCCCGGACGCGCTGGACGTGCGCGCCTTGATGTAAGGCCGATCGCCGCTCTCGATCTTCGACAGCATCGGCCAGTAGTCGTCGGGGATGCCGTTTGCCCCCTCAGCCTCAACAGGAGGCGGCAGGAGCGCGTCGAGCTTCGCCAGCGTCTCGCGGCCCGCCCAGCCATCGACATCGAGCCCTGCGCGTTCTTGGAACAGCCGCACGAATGCGTCGTCGGTAATGGTGCTCATCCGTCCTCGTCCTTTTTGTTTGCAATCTTGGTCGCGGCGATCTGCTTCTGCGCTTCCTGCCGACGCTCGCCCATGATCTGATCGACCGGCGTGAATTTGCGCCGCAGCCATTCGGTCGCTTCGGAGTGGACCGCCGACAGCAGCTTCACCCCGCCCATCGCCATAATGAAGGACAGGACCGCCGCGCCCAGCGCATCGAGGTTCGCGTACTGGACGCCCAGCAGCACGATCAGCAGGCACCCGCCCGAGATGAGAAAGCTGACCAGCAGGTCGCGCCAGATCAGCGCGGTGCTTTCCCTCTTGCTAACCTGCACCGCCGCACGCGCGGCCCAGCCCGCAGCGAAGCCGAAGCCGATCGCACCGGCCAGAACCCAGTCCACGGCAGCGATCGACACGAGGAAGGGCGGGGTGTATTTCGCAACGGCGGTCGAGGCGATCACAGCTGCGCCCCCACGGTTTCATGCAGCGCAAACCAGACGGCCCACCACCAGATCACGCTCGACAGCATCATCGGGCCGCGTCGGCGCGCGAAACCGATTGCCGTGATCCAGGCACAGCCTCCCCAGAACAGCCACGCGGTCGCCATTGCTTGGCGAAATAGCAGGCTATCCCGATCGAACCCGGCAATGCGCCCATCGCCCGCCCACGGGATGACCGCGCCTGCGATCAGGATGGCGAGCAAGGCCATCAGCAGGCCGAGACCGAGAATCCAGCGCACCGTGTCGCTGAAATAGGGCGTGTTGTGCGGGTCGAAGGTCCACACCCACTTGCCCACCGGCCACACAGCCAGCAGGGCACCCATCGCCGCCCACCAGCGCCAGGTATCAGCAAGGGTGTCGATCGTGGGCATCACGCGACGCGGTAGGTGCCGGAAAGGGTGGCGACGGTCCGGAGCATCACACTTCCGTCGCGCCCTCGAACTCGGGCTGCGAGGCGAGGAAGGCGTATGCCTGTGCGTAGGGGTTCTCCCCGGCCAAGTCATAGGTGCACCGCTCGCGTCGCGTCGCGAATGGGGCGGGTGCGTCGCCGTCGACCGAAAAGGTCAGCGTGAAGTTGATGTGCTCCTTGTTGTCGATCGCCGGATCGATGACGCGGATATAGGCGTCTAGCGCCGACAGTCCGCCTGGTGCGGTCACGTCGCATTGCAATGCCATTGTTCTGCTCCCTAGCGGTAGGCAAGCCAGTCGACCGAGGAAGTCGAACTGCCGTTGCTTGAGGTGAAGGTGGCCTGGGTGGTCGTCTTTGAGCTCACCCGGATCGTCTCGTTCGCGCTGTGCGACAGCGCGATCTTGTAGTTCGCGTCGAACTCGGTGCTCGGCAGCGTGACCGTCACGGTGCCGCCCGAGAGCGTTGCCGTGCCGCTTGCGATCTGGTTGCGCTTCAGGTTACTCGGCGGGTTGCCTGCGATTGCAGGGCCGACGAGGTAGTCGAACGTCGCGCTCCCGCCGATCGTCACTAGGCCAGCGCCCGGCGAGAACAGGAGGCCGGAATTGTTCTTGCGATAGTAGTGCACGAAGCGCCACTGCGCCGTACCATCGGTCAGTAACACACCGCCATCGGCCCCGGTCGGCGGTGTGCCGGTGCCGCTCGTGCCCGGCGTGACGCACTGATAGACGTTGCCACCGGTCTGCACCCGTTGTCCCTCGACATAGGCTGTCGCATTGGCATGGGCATCGTAGAACGAGCAGCTGGCCCGACCCGAGAACTCGACGTTCTGCACGCCGGGCCCAAAATAGTAGCAGGCCGAAGCGGTCGCGCTATCGCCTGCGCTGTCGCTGGCGCCGATCCGCACGTTTTCGACATTCTCGTACCAGCACGGAATCAGGGACCAGTTGTGCACCCGGCACCCGTCCTGCTGCACGATCCCGGTGTTTTTTACATAAATCGCGTAATGTGAGGCTGCAGGGCTGTCGATCACGGTGACGCCCCTTAGATTAGCCGACTGGATGCCGTTTCGAACTGCGCCATCAAGCATAACACCGTAACGCTTGATCGAACGCAGCGAATCCCCCTCGCAGGAGATTTCCTTGATCCGACCCAGCGCGACAATGCCATTGCCGTAGCCCGCGCCGTTGGTGGCGTCGGTGCCGGTGCCTTCGATGAAGTTTTTGCTCGTCTTGATGGTCGCGAGCCCAAAGCCATCAGGGCGGCTTTTGCTGGCGTCATTACCGTTGAACACGATCGCTGCGGTACCGCTGTCGCGGATACGCGCATTCGAGACGTTCATCGCCCCGATCGAGTTCAGCAGGATAGCGCCGTAAAGACCGGACGGACCATTTTCCGGCGTCCCTCCGCAGCTGTCGACGATTACATCGCTGACCGAGATGCCCTTCGACAGCTTGCACTTGATGGCTGCCATCGCGTTGTTCTTGAAATAGCCGCCCTTCACGAAGAAGCCGAACACGCGGTCGCCGCCGGTCCAGTTCTCGTCCGTGCAGGCGATGCCCTGCCGGCCATAGCCCTCGCACCACGGGCGGACGACTTGGGCCATATTCCAGACGGCGTCGTTCACGTTGTAGAGCAGCAGGCCGCGCTCGACCGAGGTGGACGACGCGACGAAATCCGGCTCGATCAGCATGATGTTCTGCCATGCGCCGCCAAGGAACACCTCGCAGTGCGAGGTGCCGCCCTCGGTCAAGCGGTGGCGCGTGCGGATCAGCTTGGGCCCGCGCTTCGCGGTGGTGGTCGTGCCCGCGATCCCGGCGAAACCCGCGCCCGAGAACAGCACGTCCTCCATCACCAGCCCTTCGCCGGTGACGTAGACGCACAGCCCGTTAGTCGACGCGCTGCTGGTGCCGTTGCCTTCCAGCTTGACGCCCTTGATGGTCACGTCGCTGCTCGCGATGTTGAGCACATTCGCATTGTTCGCGCCCACGGTCAGGCGAGTGCTGTCGCCATCTCCTTCAAAGGTAAAGCCCGCGGGGAGTATCGCGTTGGTCAGCAGGTTGTGCCCGCCTTTGCCGACGATCTTCTTGAGCCCGCGGCTCTGCGCCTCCGCCCACGCTGCTGCCCACGCCGCGTCCGCGTTTGTGCCGGTGTAGGCGGCAAAGTCGGCCAACCGCACCGCGTCGTTCAGGACCAGCTTGGTCGTCCGGAACAGCGACCCGGTGCCAGCATTGTGCTTGATCAGCGCGGTGCCGGACGTCTCGTCTGCAAGGTCGGTCCGCAGCGCGCTGTCCGCGCCGGTGCCGGATGCGGGAACGACCGCGCCGCCCGCGTCGAAGGCTGCGATCTTACCCGCGCGATCGGCGGCAGGGGGAAGCAAAAGCCCGGCCTCGCCGGTCGGCACGCGCACGGCCCGGTCGACGTCGCGCCGCAGTGCCTGGTCGCGCGCGGCAGCGCGGTCGAGGCTTTCGTTATGCGCGAGGTCGGCAAAGCGCGGGCGGTTGGTGAAGTTGATTTCCTGCTTGAAATCGGGGGCGAGCGTGACGAACAGCGTCGGCCCGGCGGCAGGGGCGGACGCGAAGGTCACCGTGCCGCCCGAGACCGCGTTGAGCGTGACCGAATAGAGCGCGGCGGAAACCGTGCTTTCTGTGCCGTCGGATGCAACCTGCACGACCGCAACCTCGTCGGCGGTCGGCGCCGTGAAGGTGAAGGAGAAGCTGGTCGTGACGCCGTTCGGGTAGTACGGCCCGTCAATCGCGTTGGTGGTTTCAACCGTCATGCCGTGCCTCGTTGCTCGGCGATATGCCTACGGGAGCGGGCTATCCGGTTGAATCGCGCGCGGTCAGTCTTCGGGCAGCCTGCCCTTGGTCATCCCGGCATACCAATCCTCTGCCGTTTCCGGATCCGCATCGCCGTCCGCGACGTCGACTAGGAATTGGCTTGATGCGGCGATCTGTCCGGGCACCATGCCGGTCGTGTAGCCGACGAATTCCAGCGCGTTGCGCACTGGGCGCTTGGGCTCATCGCCCTGCGCGATCTTGCCTACGTCCTTGGCGACATTCACCGCCGACGACCCGACGCCCTGCAGTGGCGACAGGCGATAGTCGAAGCCGGGACGCCCGGCGAAGCCGTCGAAGATCGGGTCGGTCAGGTCGCGCACGATCGGGATTGCGCCAAGCGACTGCGAAAGCATCTTCTGGAACGCCCACCAGCCCCATTCCTCGTCATCGTCCGGTCCGCGGCCGGAAAGGATTTCGGCCAGCAGCGGCGGCACCACGATCAGCCACCACGCCCGCGCGGCAAGGTTCGGAATGTCGCTCACGCCTGCACGCTTCACGTCGCGCAGGAGGTTGCGCTGGCGCGAATAGACCGCGCTCAGGTAGGTGTAGAACATGGTCAGCAGCTTGAACGCTTCACCCCAGCGCCCGGTCCCGCGCGAAACCGCGGCAAGGTCTTTCGGTGCGCCCGCACCCTGTGACAGCCGAATGGCCTTGTCCGCCTCGTAGGCTGCAGCCTTCTCGTCGAGCCCGGCGTCGATCGCCTTGTTGTAGGCGCCCATCCACGTCGGGACGGAGACGAGCCGGTCCATGTAGCCAATGCCATGGAACGCGAAGCGCTTGGCTGCGGTCAGGCCGTCCACCGCGCGGTTGCCCTTCGCCTGCAGCCGATCCATTTCAAGGCGGATATCGCGATCAAGTGTGTCGAGGCGGAAGCGCAGTTCATCGCTGCGCTCGAGCGCGAACGCCATCATTTCCGGCATCTGAACGCCCTGGAACGTCGCCAGCTTGCCGACCGAGCCCATCATCTGCGCCTGGAACTTGGCGATCTGCGGCGTGACCCAGCGCGCGCCGACCATCTCGAAGCTATTCGAATAGCCCGCGATCTGCGTCAGGATGGTCGTGAACCGCCAGCCCATGCCGACGACGGTGGTGTTCGCGCGCAGCTTGCCCATCCATCGCCCGATACCCTCGTTACCAGCGCGCTCGGCAGCCCAGCTGTTCGCGATGTAGTTGAGCCATGGCTGGAACTGCTTGCGCACTTCCGGCCCCAGCGTCTCGTCGACCATGCGCTTCACGCGGGTGTTGTTGAGGAACTTGTGCGCGTTCATCACCGGCTCGCGGTGCGTGACGTCGTGGATCACCTCGCCCAGGTGCCGGTTGATCACGCCGATATCGAGCAGGATCGGGCGCGAGACCTTGTCGGCGCGCTCTTTCGTCGCCGACGCGCGCGTGCTGGCGCGGACATAGTTCGCCGCGAACAGGTCGGACTTCTTCGCTTCGCGCTCCTCGGCGGCATAGTCGAAACGGCTGTCGTAGATCGCCGGGTAGTAGCCACCCGCGAAGGTGCCGAAAGGCGTGACGACTTCCGCGGCTTCAACCTTGGGCGGGGCGACGCCGTTGATCGCGCGTTCCATCTTTTCGATGTCCGGCCACAGCTCGCCGATGATGTCCCAGACCTCCTGAACGTAGCGCCATTCCGCTTCGGTCAGGTTGTCCATCAGCGCCCGCTCGACACCGGCCTCGCTCCACCCGTAGCCATCGACGAGGCGCTGGCGGTTGCCCTTGTTTCCCCAGTTCAGCGCCATCGCGATCAGCCGCTTGCGCTGGAACTCGGCAGGCAGGCCGGTTTCGGGGTCGAGCAGGTCGAGCACGACCTTGTCGGCCCAGGAACGAACCGTCGTCTGGTCGAGCTTGCGCGCGGCGGCTTTCAGCTTGGTGTGGTAGGATTCCAACATCTCGCGCTGGCGCGCCTGCGCTTCAGCGATCGGGCGGAACACGATGCGGTTGAACACCCCGTCGCTCTTGCCTTCGTCGAGCCAGTCGAACACCTGCTCCATCCGCAGCAGTGCCGCGTCGAATGCGTGCATGCGCGCCTTGGTGCTGTCCCACCACGACGGGTCGACGAACGACCCCTTGGGCGGCTTGCGGCCGATATTGTCGCCCGCCGCTTCTGCCTCGCGCACCGCGGCTTCGAATTCGCGCCGCTCCTGGTTATCGATCAGCGTCTGCTTCAACCGTCCGAGGTGCAGTATCTGCTTCACCTGCGCGTCGAGCGTCAGTAGGTCGTTGACCTTAAGCCGCGACCAGTTGGTGCGACCGATCAGCGCTTCGAATTCGCGCGGGGCCACGACGTCGAAGCCTTCCGCTTCACGTTCCTCGGCCCACTGCGCCCACTGCCCGGCGCGGTCGATCGAAACCTGCGAACGCTCGCGCAGGTCGACCGCTTCCAGAAGCGCGTGCGCCTGCTCGAGATAGTCCTGATCCACCGACTTGCGCGTCTTCGTATCCGCGATCTTCTTGAGCCGTTTGCGCGCCGCCTCCACTTCGTCGAGCGCCAGCTTGGCCTCCGCGACCAGCGCGGAATTCATCATCTGGAACTGCTTCTGGCGGAACGCCTCCTCGCGATCCTGCGTCGCCATCGCCTGTTCCGCGGCGCGCGCGGCCTTTGCCGCGTTGCGGGTGTAGCGCTGGATCGCAGCCGGCATCGCTTCCTCGGCGACGATTCCATCGCGCACCTTGCCGCGCGCCCATTCCCGGGCCAGCGAGTAGGGCGTCGGGCGGCGTCCGGTCGTCCGCGACAGGAACCGCATTTCGAAGACGATCAACTCGCCCTGTTTCGCCGTGTGGACCTCGGCAGCGGCTTCGCGCTCGATCGATCCATCATTGAGCGGGTCGCCATACCGACGCGAGAATTCCTCCTCGGTCGCCATGTCGATGGCACGCTCACGCAGAGACCGCTTATCACCCCCTTCCCGGGCTTGCCTGTGTGCGCTCTGCGCGCCCATCAGGGCTTCCACCATCTGACGGGCGGACTGATAGCCCGACAGTTCTGCAACGATTTGCGGGTCAACGCCGTCGTCGGCCCACAGCGGCGGGACGCGAACCGGCAGCATGTCGGTCGCATCCACGCCATAGGTATCGACGAGCCATTCGCGCGAGATGCGCTGCTCTTTCATCAGCCGCATGGCCTTGAACAGCGGCGCTTCGTCGATCCGCTCGGTTTCGGCCTTGCGGATTTCCTTGCGGATTTCGCGATAGCGCTTCTGCTCGCGACGCCGCACGACGGCCATCGCCTTGTCGAGCATCTGCCCGCTGGCCGCCGCACGCGCCTCGTTCACTTCGGCCTGGTAGGCGGCGAATTCCTCCGCGCTCATCCCGTCCGGCGCTTCCTTGAACAGCGCGGCAAGCGATTGCCGCTCGCGCTGCGCCTCGATTTCCTCGTCGGTCGCCAGCATCCGGTCGAACACCTCGCGGATTTCCGGCGTGATCGGCGCGTTCAGCCGCGCGACCGTGCGATAGATGCCGAGCATCCACTGCCGCACGGCATCGAACACCGTGCGCAGTGCAGAGGAGGGCGCTTTGCCTTCCATGAAATAGCGCTCGATCCCGCGCGCGAAATACTCGTGCGCCTCGGTCGGGATGGGCGCGGTTTCATCGACCGGGTGGCCCAGTTTTGCGAACCAGCCCCGCACCGCATCCCAGTCGCGCCGCACCTGATCAGGCGCGTCGGGCAGGCTCGCGTCGATCCGCAGTTCCTCAAGCCACATGTGCCCGAGCTCGTGGATGGCCGTCGACAGGTTGCGGCTTTCGAACAGTTCGATCGTCTGCTGCGCGCCGTCCATGATGATGCGACCGTTCGCGGATTGCTCGTACGACCGCCCGGCCGCATACAGCCGGTCGATCTCCGCGCGGATTTCCTCGTCCGTCATGCTGTCTGGATCGCGCCCGGTCTGCTCAATCAGCTGCCGCAGTTCCGCAGCCGCCGCGCGCGCGGGATCCTCGCGCGTGGAGCGATAGACCGGCGAGCCAGCCAGTTCCTGCCCGATCGCGTCGAGCAGCACTTGCGTGTCGAGCGTGGATGGACCCGCCTCGTTCTCGACATTCGCCAGTTCCGGGAAGAACCCGTCCGCAATCGCCGCGCGTAGCGTGCTGTCGATGCCGTAGTCGCCCGCGCCCGACAGACCGGCAAGGGCGCCCTGATCCGGGTTGGTCGCGCGCAGCAGACCGGAAGGCGCGCCCATGCTCGCCAGATCACCCCCCGGGTCATTGATCCCTCCCCGCGCGCGGATGAATTCCAGCAGCGTGCCGCCTTCGCCGATCACCGGGTCCGCGTTCTTGCGCATCGCGTTGATCAGCACGTCGACCTGGTCCGCGGCGCGCATCGCGGCGACGCCTTCGGACAGCACCTGCCTCACTTCCAGATTGTCGAATTCGGTGCCGGTCAACTCCTGCCCGAGCCGCGCCGCCCGCGTCTGCGCGCGCGTTACCGCAATCTCCGCAACCGTGCGCGCTGCCTCGACGGCATAGGACTGCCCGAACATGGTCGCCACGCGATCGGTCAGCTTTTCACGCACCGTCATCTGCGCGCGCTGCGCTTCGTCCTGCGCGCGCATCTGGTCGCCCATCTGCGCAGCCATCTCGTCCATCGCTGCATCGAAGGCGTCGGCCTCGCGCTTCGACATGCCCCCGCCGGTGAAGCGGACGTCATCCTTGATCGCCTCCCATGCGGGCGTGCCGAACACGCGGTCGACCAGTTCCTCGGTCGACATGATCACATCGCCGCCGGTCGCCGCCGCCTGGTCCGCCGCGCCCGGTGCGAACGGGTCGTTCTCCGGGTCGTATTCGCCCGACTGCTGGTAGGCGCGGATTGCCTCGCCCGGGATATAGACGCGCTCGGCATCGGTGTCGGCCAGCATCTCGCGCAGCATCTCGCGGAAGGTCTCCGGCGAACGCTCGCGCAGCTTGCTTGCCTGTGCCCCCTCGGTCAGCTTTTCGAGAAAGCGCGCTTCGGCCTTCGCGCGGTCGCGGTCACGGATCGTGTCGCGCATCTTGGCGGTGACGTCCGCTGCACGCTGCGCCGCGCCGATCGTGCCCGTGGTCACGGTGACGCTACCCGCCGTCGCCAGTGCCGTGTCCAGTGCCGCTTGAGGCCGCTCCCGAAGATAGTCACCGATGGTCTTGCCGCGGTTCTCCGGCAGGGTCGAAAAATCGTTCAGGTCTTGCAGGACGGTCGCGACCTGTTCGCCGCCCATCTCCTGCCCGAGCTCGCGGACGAAGGCTTTGCCGAACGGGGTCTTCTTCGCGATCAGATCGATCAGGGTCGACGCCGGCAGCAATTCGGTGCCCGCTTCGATCCCGCCCTGCACAATGCCGTAGCGTAGCGCGTCGCCTGCGCCCAATCCCTGCGCCCGTGCATCCTGATAGGACGAGGAGCCCACGACCGTGCCAAACACCGTGGAAGCAGCGGCCGGGTTGCGCGTGGCGATGGCCAGCACCGTCAGCGGGATGCTCTCGGTCCCCTGCAGCAGCCCTTCGGTGACGTAGTTGCTACCCCGGTTGGCGGAGGCGATGCGGTCCGCGCGCTGGGCATAGGCGTCGCGAGCGGCGCGATAACGCGCCTCACGTTCCTTGCGCTGCAGTTCCGGGTCGAGCGATTCGATGCCGGTCTCGCGAGCGAAGGCGGAAAAGGCCACCTCGATCGGCACTCGCACCGGCGTCGTCAGAAAATCAGTGAGGTCGCGGATGCCCTTCTGGGTATCCAGCAGCATCCCACCCGCCCGGTTCCCGCCCGAACCGAAGACACGCGCCGGAACCTTGCCCAGATCGGCGAGAGAGCGCCCGATCGTCTGCAGCACAGAGCCATCATCCTGCGCCATCGCAGCAGCGCGAGGATTGCGCAGGAAATACCCCTGCAGGCCGGGTAGGGAACTCGCCGCGCCGATGAACAGGCCGCGGGCAAGAGACTGCTCGACTTCATCCTCGCGGCCCTGAATTGCGGCGGGCTGTTCGCCGGTCCGGCGCACCAGCCGTTCGTTGCGCGCGATCTCGTCGGGGGGCGGCGCGTCGCGCAGGGACAGCGTGAGGTCTTCGCGCTCGATATCCTGCACCGCGCCGAGGATGGCATCGCCCTCGGTCTGCTGAGGCTTCGCCCGCTCGTGCCGCTGCAGCCGCTCAGCATAGTCGAAGGGATTGGACGGAGGGAGGGCCATTGCCGGGACGCTAGGCCGCGCTCACGACCTATTGAATCGCCCGATTGCGACCTTTTGCCAGACGGCGATTTCGAAGCCAGTGCCTCGCCGCGCTCGTGTTTGGCGGAACCCGCTGCCTCAAAGTCACCACGAGCGGTTTTCCCTCGTGAATGAACACATGATCCTCTTCGACCTCGTAACCAACCGCTCGCTCGAAAAGCGCACGCTCTACGCGATCGTCCGCCGGCTCCTTCCCGAGCCTCAGCGCCTCTGCGAATTCAGGGTGTTGCTGTGTCCAGGTGTTGATTGTGCGGCGGCTTACGCCAAACCACTCCGCGAGCTCCGCATTCGTCGCGCCACGCTCCGCCATGTCGCGGGCGATTTCGCAGTAGGAAGAATGATATTTGGTAGGTCTACCCATTTTACTCACGCTCGCATGCCGCGAGCCTCGCTCGAATCCACCGATCGACATCGGCCGCGCGAAAAGCGAGACGCTTCGGTGTGATCCGGAAAGGCTGCGGAAACTCACCCGCTTCGACCATTCGTTCGATTGTTGAGCGACTGAGGCTCGTCCGATCGCAAACGCCTTTGAAGTTGAGAAGTTGATGCTCCATCTGCCGTCTCCATCATTTGGACAGCTATGATTTCTCATGACGCGCAAATCGGATCAATCGCGTTATTTTGGGAGAAAATTGCTTTCACACTAGGACAGCAGTTTTTCCTATTGAATCGCCCGACCGCGGTAGACCCGATAGGCGCGCAAAATCTCGGCGTCGTCTGCCGCGGGGCTGCGGCGGCGATACCGCGCGGCCCATTCCTCCGGCACGCTGTCGATCTCGTATACCTTCACTTCGCGAATCTTCCGCCCGGTATCTATACCAAACAGGGTGCGGTTGTAGGTAATCGCAGTCTGGTTCGCGAACTCGAACGCCTTGCGGTAATCCTCCGATGTCGGCTTGCGCTCGAGCCCGCGCAGGTAGCCGTCCATCGCATCGAACACGCCGGGAAAGTCCTCGTCGCCGATCTCGATCGCGTTGTATTTGCCCTGCCAGGTGATCTCTTTCTGGATCCCGGAACGGTAATCGGACGGGCCCTTGCCTGCCTGCCGCATCTCTTCCTGCGCGCGGACCATGGTGGTGAAATTGCCTTCGGAAATCTTGCCGATGTAGTCGAGCGGATTGAGGTTCAGGAACCTGTCGGGCTCCGCGCGCTGCATGATCCGCAGCGCATTCCACTGGCTCGTCCGCGCGGCCTTCGCCTGCACATCCTGCCGTGCCTGCGCTGCATCGCTAAGACGGCGATCCAACTGCGCCAGATCGGTCGGGTCCATCCGGTCGCGCACCGACTTCGGCAGCTGCGAGGTGCTGATCAGCCGATCGCCCATCTGCGCAGCGATGCGCGTCGCTTCGTCTGCGGCGTCGCGATACTGGTCGCCCAGCAGCGCTTCATCGTCACGCATACGCCCGACCCATTCGTCGCGCACGCGCTCGGTACGTTCCGGAGACCAGCCCTCACGCTGTGCCACCTCCTCGATCTTGCCGAGGACCTTTTCGCGGTCCCACTCGCGCGCCGAGTTGGTATAGCCCGCGCCCGACTGGCCCATTTTGCTCGCGGCCCAGGTGATGACGTCGCCAGCGGTCTTGCCGCGCAAGAACGGGTTCGCATCGATCACGCCGCGCCCAAGCACGCTTTCCGCGCTGGCATCCGGGTTGCGGTACAGCGCCAGCGCGCCGCCAGCCCCTGCGAAATGCGCGAGGTAGAGGTTGCCAGCCGTCGCCTCGACACCGCCAGACCGTAGCGCCCGCTCGTTATCCTGCGTCAACCGATCCATCAGCGCTTCTTGCACGCCCGGGTCGTTACGCCGCGACGACCATGCCGCCTCGCCACCGGAGCCGTAGACCTTGTTGTAGGTCGACACGAAGGTGCTGCGAATGAACTGGTAGCGTCCGGTCGCGCTCGACCGGGGGTTCTTCGCGTCATCGCTGCCGCCGCTTTCGACAACACGTACCTGGTCCTTGAATGTCGCTTTGGCATCGCCGACCGCACCGTCCACCGCCGGGCGCGTCCCGACCGACACCGCGTCTTCGCCAAGTTCCAGCCCGATCAGGTCGGCATCGGACCGCGTGATCCGGCGCTGCAGCGGCGCCTTCATTGCCGCGAGCGTGCCGTTGACCAGCCCCGGCGTCATCTCGTCATCGTAGGCTTCGACATAGGCCGCGATCTCGTCGATCTGCGGGTCGGGGCTGGCGAGCATCCGGTCGATCACCTGCTGGTGAATGGGGCTCGTCACCGCGATGCGCGCCTGCTGGAACACCTCCGGGTTATCGTCCGGGGTAAAGCCTTCAAACTGCAGCTTCTGATATGCGACGCCGACCGCCTCTCCGATCAGGCCGTCACGCCTTTCCGGATCGATCTCGCCCGCCGCCGCGATCGAGATATTTGCAACCGAAGCATCGAACGACGCTACCTGTTCAACCCGTGACTCCTGCACGGCATGTGCCGCGATGCGTGCCGAAGCGCGGGCGTAGTTCTGTGCCAGCGACTGCTCGACATAGGCGCGCATCCGAGGGGTCGCGGCTTGCTCAAGCGCCTTGTCGCGCAGATCGTCCAGCTTCTGCGAATAGTCCCCCTGCGCCTTGCGCGCGGCGCCAGCCTGCAGCTGTGCAAATTCGTTCTCGACCGCGCTGAATCCGATCAGCGTCTCGCTGTCGATCAGCCGCGCCTGCGTCCGGTCGTTGCGCTCGTCAATTTGGTCCTGCGCATTGGCGAACTGGCTGAGCGCCTGCCCCGCATCGCGCAGACCGGCGCCCAGCGCACCGCCGACCCCGCCGCCATCGTTCGCGGCGCGGAAGCGCGCCTGTGGCGGGCGCGAGACGTCGACCTGGTTCGGAGTGTAGGAGGGCGCGCGCATCAGCCGCCGGCCCGCCGCGAGCGCAGGTCCTGGTATTGCGAGAAGCCGCCAAGCCCCTGCGATGCCATGCTGAACGCCCCGCCGACCAACGCGCCGGTTCCCGCACTGCGCGCTGCATTCGCCTCGCCGCCGAAATTGGAGGATTCGATATCGTAGGCGCGCACGCGGTCATTGCCGCGCTGGTTGATCCGCCGCACATCCTCGCGCGACAGCATCTCGGTATCGGCCAGCACGTTCGCCGCGGTCCCGAAATCCACGCTGACGCCATTGGCCGCCGCAGTGACGCGCTGCTGTCCCTTGAGCGCGGCGACCCGGCGGTAATGCGCCTGCCGCTCGGTCTGGGTCGCCTCGATCTCGCGCCGCGCGGCCTCGTTTGCGAGGTCCTGGTTACGCTCGGCGATCTTCGCCTCGTACTGCGCCTGCGCGCTTCCTTGTAGGGCGGAAACACCAGTGCCGACCACGGACACGGCCGCGCCGATCAGGGCAAGGGCAGGGGGGCCGCACATCAGCCCATCGCCTTTTCGAACTGCAGGAATGCCATGCCGCGCACCATCACCTCGTCTTGGCCGACATCGAAGCCCCACCGCCGCAGGAGGCGGATCGCCCGATGATTGCGTGCCGACACTAGGTTGCGCAGGACCATGCTTGAATCGCCCATGCGATCGATGAAGCGTGGCCCCCAGCTGAGCAGTTCGCGACCGCGCCGGTAGACCTCGTCCGTGCCGAGGAACCACGGCACCGCTTCGCCGGTCAATGCCGAGGCGGTTACGACGCCGAACATCGCATGGCACCGGCCATCGATCATCGCCGACCACGCCACATCCGAGGTCATGACCCCGCGGCGCAGCGATCCCTTCGGCGTTCGCCCCATGGCCTCGCATTCCTCGCGGTCGATCGCGCGCATGTTCCGGGCTAGGAAGCCCACATGCGCTGTGCGCGCGGGCACGATCTCGACCGGGCTATTCCGAGACGACGGGTTCAATGCCGATACCGAGGATCGTGAGCGGATAGGGCTCGGTCTGGCGGATATGCGCCTCAACGTTGTTCTGCGTCGCCCCCACCGTCGCGGCCTCGTAATCGCCGTTCAGGAGGTTCGACGGGTCGCCATACGCCTCTACCGTCCGCTGTTTCAGGGCCTTGAGGTTGTTCTCGTCGAGACCGACCAGAATGTTGCTGCTGTCCTGCAGTGTCATGACGATCTTGCCCGGCTGCTGCCGACGCCCGACGTTCGTTCCCATTCCTTGCGAGTTGGACCGGATCGGCAGGGTCTTGACGTCGACCTGGTAGGGCAGGCCGATGATCACGTTGGCACCGGCCGGCGCAGCTTCGGGCAATGTGACCATGCCATCGGTCACTGTCAGGTTCGGATAATGCAGGCCGCCCACCATCGCGGAGACGTCGGTGCGCCCCTCGAGATGCCACAGCCCGCCGAACGTCGCCTTGTCGCTCGCCGCAACACCGGAGATCGCGCAGTCGAGATAGCAGGCGGTGCGGAAATCGTCCCATGTGTGGCTGTCGAGCCGTTCGATGAAACGGCGCGTGCCGCTAGGGAATTCGCGCCGCACCAGCAGGTAGAGCCGGTCCTCGCCGCCCTCGCTGATCGCGCAGACCGATTCGACGAAGCCATCGGTCTCGCACAGCGTCCAGCCCCACACGCCCTGTTCCTGTTCCCAGGTGAAGCACAGCAGCTTGCCGTCGTCCCTCGCCGCCCAGATCAGCGACCGCGGCTCCTGCGCATAGGCCCAGGACACGATCCCGAGCTGCTTGAAGAAATGCGGGCTGAAAATCGAGACGTCGTTCGACTTGAGCCCGTCGACGTCGAAGCTGTAGTTCGCGGTCCGCACGCTCGCCCCGACCGAGGGCGCATAGAACACGACATTGTCGATCACCAGCGGCGGCAGGCGCGACGCCCCGCGTCCGATCTGGCGGCGCACGGCAGGCGGACTGTCGCCGGTCAGCACGCCGCCACCGCCGTCGCCGTCGACCGTGAAGATGCTGTCGCTGGTCAGCGCGAGCAGGGCAGACGTGGAGACCAGCTGGTTTACCGCGTTGACCCGACCGGCGACCACCGAGAAGGACAGCGAATCGTCCGCGCGCGCCGGACGCGACTTGTCCATGTTCTCGCGCTGCCCGGTGCGCGAGGCCCACACCGCATTGGGCGCGTTCGTGGTGCGCGCCCAGATCGAGCGCTGTTCGAACAGCGTCACCGTCGAGGGATAGTCGCCTGCTGCCGAGAACGGGTTGAACCCTTCCGGCGGGGCCTGATCTAGCGCGGGGCTGATGTTGTCGTCGCGGAAGGTCAGGCCATCGGTCGTCCCGATGAAGCCGTAGAACTGGTCGTTGTCCGCCTTGTAGACGTTGTAGCGATCGGCGCCCGTCACCGCGGACCATGTCACCGTGTTGTAGTTGCGCTTGAGGGTCAGGTCGTTCGTCGCGCTCGCGCTGTTCGACGCGCGGCTTTCCTGCCCGGTCGTGTCGTTGAGCGCGGTGACCACGTAAGTCGCCGGCTGCGGGAAATACCCATCGCCGGAGTTGGCAGCGTCGGTGTTCGGAGTAGTCGCCGCCGCGCTGCAGCCGGTCGGCGCCGCACCCGACGGGCCGAACGTGATGTCGGAGAACGTCCAGTTGGTATGGCCGGCGCGGACCAGCGTGCGCGGCGGGTGATCGATATGCGCCAGATACATCGTGTCGGCGGTCTGCTCGAAATCGATCTCCGCAAGCTCGACGCTGTTGTAGGCGTGACGCGCAATATAGGCCCGGGCGACACCCATCAATACGGCTCCACTTCGCCGCCACTGCCGGGGATCCGAATATCGGGCGGGGCAGGCGGATCGACCGGGTCGGGCACCACCGGCGGGTCGGGCAGGGGATCGGGCTCGGCCGTGCGGGTGATGCCGCCGCTCGCTGCGGTGAAGGCCACGTCGGTCGTATCGGCGTCGATCCGGAAATTGCCGTCATCGACCACCTCGACCACGACGTGCACGCGGTAGTTGAGCAGGTCGCCCATCGCGCCCGCAATCCCGGTGATGTAGACCGGCGCACCCACCGCGTAGCCGTGATAGGCCGCAGTCACCTTGGCCTGCGTCTCGCTGGTGATCGCGGTGATGGCGAGTTCTTCTTCGACAACCCGTCCGCCGAGCGCACACGGCGCCATGAACCCCTGACCGAGCTCGAGCGCATAGGACTGGTCGAGCGAGAACTGGAACGGGATCAGGCGCGAGGGTTCCAGCCCGTTGAACGATTCCCCGACATAGCGCGTGCCAGGCCGCTTGGTGAGGCCGCCGTACTTGAGCACGACCACGTTGCGCGCCTGCTTGAGGCCCGCGTTGTAGGCGTCGACATCGAACCGGCCGTAGAGGTCAGGCGCGATCTCCCCGCGGCTGAAATTCGGTTGAATGGTCCGGTACTTCATGGGGTCCAGCCCAAGCCAACCCCCATGCGCGCATATTCCGCTTCAGAGACGTGGCTGATCTGCGGGCGGGGGTTCTTGTTCTCCTCGTCCGCGACGAACCGCGCGCGGGCCGCCTCGGCCTTGCGCTGCAGCGTCTCGGCCTTTTTGTAGTCTTTGCAGACCGGCGACATGGCCAGTCGGTGCGCCAGTTCATAGATGAAGGCCAGCTCGCCCAGCGGGGGCAGGTCGTTGACCTCGATCTGCGATTTCACGAAGATCAAGGTCGCGTCCTTGGCGTTGGTGTAGATGCGCCCCTGTTCATGCAGAAACGACACCACGATCTCGTCTTGCCAGGGGAACGATCCGGGGCCGGACACGGGGAGATACTGCGCGTCGGGATACTGCTCGCGCACCGCAAGCGGGCTCGCCATCGTGGCGGGCGCGACATAGGCGTAGAGCCATTCGGCAGGGCGGTCGTTGGTGGTGAGCGCCAGAACTTCCCGGTCGATCGCCCAAGGGAAGCGGTCGGACCATTCGATGATCTCGCGCAGCAGGGGCTCCGCATGCGTCTTGCACTCCTCGGCCTCGACCGATGCTTCGTCGAGCGCCTCGATCGCCCCGGCATGGACCAGAGACAGAGCGCGGTTGCAGAGGTCGATCAGGGCCATGCGAATGCACTAGGGCCGTGGGCCGCGGCGTTGAATCGCTCGCACGGGAACTATATCCCTACGCTTGCTCGCAGCAGACGCTTCGCCAGCCTCATCGTCTCGACAGAGGCGCGGGCGTTCGGACATGATGATCGGCGGCTCAAACGTGATCGTGGCTACCCCGTCGCTCGCCAGCGTCACGCGCCCCGCGCGCTTGCGAACCTTGTTGCGGATGTCTGCGAACCTGCCCTCGCCGAGATATTCCCAGTCGCTCATCAGCGCGCCCGGTGCGTTCTCACGACCACGATACGCAGCGCGGTGATACTGCCGGGCCCATCGACCTCGACGTAGATTTCGCCGCCATTCGCTTCCCAGGTGTCGCTCGTGTAGGCCGGGAAGGCGAGGGTGATGTTGTGCGGATTGCCCGCGCCGCGGGTCAGCGCGCGGGTCTCGTATTCGACGACCCCGACCGAACCGCCGATGTCGACCTCGATGTTGATTTCGGTCGCTGCCGAATTGTTCGGAGTGAACACGAACTGGATATTGACCGAGATCGCATCGCCCTCTCTCCCGACGATGGTGTTCGTCGCGGTGTCCCACAACGCACCCGTGTCGTCCGGAAGCTGACTTTCGATCTTGGTGGTACCGTCGATCGACAGTTTCGTCCGCGTGTTCGCGGCTATCGCCTGCGCACCGCCGCCGTGGTTGTAGACGGCCCAGCCGGTGAAATTGCCGATGTCCGCCGCGGACGCGACCTTGAGCGGCCCGCGCGTCTCCTGCGGTTGCCTGATCGGATATCGGGAGAAATTCAGCTCGCGCATGGAAAAACGGCGGGACCGAAGCCCCGCCGCCTTGTCAGTCGGCCTTGGCGGATTTCTCCGCGGCCTTTTCTTCGCGCGCCCAGGAAGGCGGCTCCTTGGCCACGACCGTCTTGATCTGGCCTTCGTCGTCGGTGGCAGCCGGGCGGCTGATCACCTTGCCGGCTTCGTTCTTCACCTCGTCGCGCACGATCGTGCGAAACTCGGCAGTGAAACGCTCACCGGCTTCGATGACCGCGCCGTTCGGGGCCTGCCCCTTCTGCAGCGCGATATAGGTCTTCATCGCCATGTCAGCCTCCTCAGTAGTTGGTCTGACGGCCAGCGACGACGCCAGCGGTGAACTTGCCGGTAGTCGGCGCGGTGCCGGTCACGTCGAAGTAGAGCCGCAGATAGCGCTCGTTCGCACCCTCGGGGATGTAGTCGGGGAACTGCAGCTGTCCGCCCGCCAGTTCGGCGAGGGCATAGGTGCGCTCCGCGACCGTGGACGCCGAGGAGAACGACGTGTTGTCGTCCACCTGCAGCGCGACCTTGACCGAGGTGGCGTTGTTGAACGCCTCGACCACGTTGATCGACAGCGGGATCGACGACCCCTTGCCGATATCGCGGGTCAGCGCCGTGTCCGAACCGAACGGGGTGCCGGTGGCGCCGAGGTCGATATAGTTCGTCGAAGCAGCGTCGGCGGTGACCGCCTGGCCTTCGCAGAACATGGTTTCCTTGTCGAAAATCATTTCCGTGTCCTTTCGTGTCAGGCTCAGGCGACCGCAGCTTCGGTGTTGAGCAGGTTGTCGGTTTCGCGGATGGGAATGCGGCGCCAGGTGGTGACTTCCTCGCCCTGGATCTCGCGCTTGTCGAGACGGACGAAGTTGTCGGACGCACCTTCGTTGGTGCTTTCGGCATCCAGCGCTTCCATCAGGGTGCGGTTCATGTAGATGACCGTGCGCGTCGCGCCGATCATCCCGGCGCCGTTCTCGAGGCTGTACGCCCGGCGACCCTGCAGCTTGTAGTAAGCCTTGCGCAGGAGCGGGTTGAGCGCGACGTTGCCCGCCAGCACGTCCGAGACGTCGATGTTCGCGATGCGCGCATTGTAGCGCCAGTCGCGGACGGTGACGCCCACGTGCTGTTCGAACTTCTCCTCCTTGACGTAGTAGGGGTTGCCGTCGCCGTCGAGGACACGCTGCTCGCCCTTGTCCTCGCGCTGCACACCCGCGGCGATATTGGCCGGGGTGATCAGCGAGGTCGCCATGTCGCCGTAGGTGACGAACCAGATCGAGGTGTTGTCCGAACCCGAGCCGCCGCCGTCGACGACGTTGGCCGCGATCGGTGCGCCCGAGAGCGTGTTGTAGCGCGCGGCGAGGCCGTGGAACTTGCGCGGGCTCAGGCCGACGTCGGAGTAGAAGAACGACGCTTCGAATTCCTGCGCCATCGCTTCGAGGTACGGCTGCGCTTCGGCCATGCGGATCTTGCCCGCATTGTCGCCGGCCAGCTTGAGCAGGCGGGTGTCGACGCTCGACAGACCTTCCATGAAGCCGGTCGTGTCGTCGACCTGGGTGGTCGTGCTCTTGGACTGCGCGGTACCTTCGTACAGCGCGCCCCAGGAGATCGACGGCAGGCCGGTGCGAATGACCGAGCGGTGCTTCGTGCCCATGTTGCAGGTGATGACGTTCGCATCGCGCATCACGGGGTTGATGGTGTGCAGCGCTTCGACGATTTCGTACGGGGCACCTTCGCCGAGGTGGCCGTTCTTCATCGCGTCGATGAGCTGCAGATAGGTGTTGCCGACTCCGGCCATAGCTCAATCCTTTCAGTCGTCGGGGTAGAGTCGCTTTGCGACATCCGGTTGGACCGTCGCCCCGGCGTCGGAGCGGACGAATGCACCGTCTTCGCCGACCATCTCGCCGATCTTGCGGAATGCGAAGATCATGTCGCGATGGTTGCCGAAGCCGGTCTCGGTGAGCGCCTGGCGGAAGGGATGCCCCTCCGTGAACCCGAGCGCATCGAGCCCTTTCGCGGAAAGATGGACCGTCTCGTCCCAGTTCTTTCCGCCGATCGTTTCGTCTTTCTTGGCGATGGCGAGCCAGTCGGCCCGCTGCTGCCCCGCCGCGTCGACCAGCTGCTGCATCACGCCGTCGCGGGTGCGCTCGACCAGCTGGTTGGCGACCGGCAGCAGCGTGTTCGCCTGATCGTTCGTCAGGCCGAGCTCGCGCAGCACGGGTTCCGCCGCTTCCACGAGCGGCGCGTCCAGATCGACGCCTTCCAGCGCCAGTTCGTACTTTTCGGGCGGGCCTTGCGCGGCAGCATCGTCCGCCGCGCCGTCTTCGCTTACCTCGCCCGGTTCGTCGGCGGGCTCTTTGCCGCCAAGCACGGTTCCATCGGCGTCGGTATCGGTGGTGGGCTGATCGGCGGCAGCAGTGTCCGCGGTCGCGGACGTGTCCGGCTGCTGCTCGGTCGCGGTCTCTTCACTCGTCGATTGCGTCGTATCGGTTGTGGTCGCTTCGTCTGCCATCGGGTTTCTCCTTTGCGGGGGCAGGGTTCAGATGTTCGATGAGAATGCTGTTGATCGTCGCGAGCGCTTCCGGCGATTGGAGCGCGTCGGGTTGGCCTTGATCGACCATCGCCAGCATTTCGAACCCCAGGCTTCGACGCCCCTCGTAGAAGCCGAGGTCACGCCCGCTTTGCCCGTTGGCCCCGCTCGTATGGCCGAGCAGGCCGGCGCTTTGAATCGCGGCGTAGAGGAAGCGGCGAAACTCCGGTCGCCCAAGCAGGAACATTGCGTCTGCGCGGTCGATCGTCACAGGGCGGGCACCGGGGCTTGCGTGCCGAGATCGCTTTCGGACAGGAGGCGCGCAGCTTCGATGCCATCCTTGGCAGGCGCGGCCATCTCGGCCATCTGCTGCATCTGCTGCTGCTGTGCGCGCTGCGCCCGGATTTCCTCGACCTTCTGCATCGGGCGGATGATCTTGGGCGGCGTGCCTGCGCGGCTCGCGTATTCGCGCGCCATCTCGTCGCTGTCGAAATTGTCGAGGATGTCGGGGAACGCGCCCGCCGCATTGCCCGCGAACCCGGCGGCCTTTTCGATCTGGCCCAGCCCAACCATGCGCTGCATCTGCGAAAGGATCGACACGAACTCGATGTCGATCGGCGAACCGGCCAGCGCTTCGGGCACCGGCGGCAGCAGGTTGCCCGCGCTCATGATCTCGAAGGTTCGGTCGATCGCAACCTCAAGCTTTTCGCTGTTCACCCGCTCGATAACCGGGCCAAGCTGCGTCAGCTTTTCCTCGTTCCGCGACGCGATCTCTTCCATGTTGCGGGGCTGGATGCCGCGCATGTTCGTGATTGCGTTGAACAGGTCGGCGTAGCTCAGCGCGTCGATCTGCTGCTGGCACTTTTCGATCTCGGCGCCGATCGCCGCGACCGACTGGTAGGGCACCTGGTAGGGGATGACGACCTGGTCCTGCGTCAGCCCGGACGTCGAGAACTTGCGCCCCGGTTCGCCGGTCAGCCGCACGCCCGCAGGCACGCCCATCTCAGGCTTGACCATCTGGTCGATCGCCTCATTGCGCCGCTTGCTCTGCATCTGCAGCTCGCGCAACGCGGGCAGCGCTTCCATCCCGGGCGAGACGCCGTAGGTATCCCCGCCGACCACATCCCAGCGCGGAGCCCAGAACGGCTTGCTGTCGAATCCGGACTTGCGCAGCACCGTGTCGCGGCTGTCGTCCGCGTCCCAGTAGACCGAGCGGTAGGGCTTCGAACCGAAGCGGTGCGGGTCGTATTCGCTGTCACGCTCGATCGCGTGGTAGGCGTTGACCTCGGTGGTGTAGTTGCCCTTGTCGTAGTCGGTGCGGATGCGGTTCGAGACGCTGTTGCCGAACATCTGCATCGCTTGGCGCACCGTGATCGGGCACCGGCGGTAGAGCGTGTCCGCGGTCAGGCTGTCGTCCAGCGCAATCCAGTATTCGCCGAAGGTCAGCTGGTGGCAGACCGCGCCGACCGAGCGATGCGCCATCATGATGCACGCCTCGGTCCCGAACAGGCCGAGCTCGGCATATCCGGACTTCACGGCGCCGTAGAAATTGGTGCTCGACAGGAAGGCGTAGATGCGGCGCTCGACGTCGCTCAGCCACTCGCGCACGCCAGGCTGCTCGTTCAGGTCTTCGTCGGGCAGGCGCAGGGTGAACCACGGACGCGACGGGCTCGACAGGCCGCTGGTCATGCCATTTGTCAGCGTGCGGAAGGCTTCGATGCCGTGGCTGTCGAGTAGCTTGCGGTTGCGCAGGCGGCGCTTGCCCGGCTCGTCCTTGTTGCCCGCGAGGAAGCGCGAGCGGGCGGGCTGTGCGAACCGGGCGATCTCGCGGATTTCATCGTCGTAGTCGCGGCGAACGCCTTTCAGCGCCTCGAGCCGCTTGGTCAGCTGGTCGCGGATGCCTGCCGTGCTTGAGGAACGCGCCTCGTCCATCAGCCGAGCGTCGGGTTGGTGACCTGCGGGTTGCCAAGGCCGTTCGGGTTGGTGACGAGCCCCGCCATGATCGCGCGGCGGCGCAGCTTGTCACCGCCGCGCTGGGGCGTGTTGCCGGTCGGCAGCTTTGCCGCCTGACGCTGCGGGGCTTCGGGAACCTCGGGAGCGGAAATGCAGATGGTCGCCTCCTGTGACTAGGAGGCGGGATAAGCGGCTCAGCGCTGGCGTTGAATCGCGGAGGCTAGAACCCGAAGGCGATCGAAATCGCCATGATGCTTGACCAGATGCCCAATGGCACCCACCCGCTCTTCTCACCATGCGGCTGCTTCATGGTGAACAACCAACCAGCAACCATTGCGACCGCCCACAGAAGCCAGCCTTCGACGCCATAGAGGATTTGTGTCAGCAGGAATGTCGCGAGCGCCGAATGCCAGAATTTGATGCGGGGAATCGGATTCGGTGCGGCCATGAAGCGCCGTATAGCACGAAGTTGGTAGGGCTTGGCTATAACTCCTCGTACCGATCCCGCGACCCAACCTCGCGCGGCGGACAGGGCGGCAGCGTCGCCTCGCGGTCGTACTGCGCGCGCAGGGCTGGCAGGTTGCGCCTGATCCAGTCGCGCGGGTAGCCCTTCGCGATCTCGGCTTCGCGCAGCCACGCGGTGAAGGCGGGGTCAGAGCTCGGCATAGCGATCACCTCCCGTTCCGTAGTTCACCGGGTCCATGTAGCCCGGCACCGCGCGCGGCAATACCGGCTCGGCGAAGGTGCAGGCCAGCGCGTCGGCGTGGTCGGGCGAGGGCAGGCCCCGTTTCTTCATGTGCTCCTTGCGCTCGAGCTCGATAGCCTGATTGGCATCGAAGCCGTATTCCGGGCCAATGAGGTCGTCCCGCAGGTCTTGGCTAGCAGGAATGCACCCGCCGCGCAGCCACGCGCGCATTTTCGCCCAGATATCCGCCCGCTTGTTCTTGGTGCGGATCGACACCCCCGGCTCGAGCTCGGCTTCCCCACCCTTGCCCCCGAACCAGACTTCGACGACCGGCGTGTCGGGCAGCAGTTGGCGCAACCGATCGACCACCGCGCCGCCAATATTGCCCGCGTCGACGAAAATCATGTCCGGATGCCAGCGTTGCGCCTCGAGCGTGATATCCGCGGCGAGCGTCATCGCGTCCTGCTGCGCCCAGGTCTTCCACGGACGCGAGCGCGCATCGCGGCCGCAGCGGATGGCCAGCACGGACTTGTCATCACCGAACCGCGCGCAGTCGACGCCGAAGATCACCGGGTCAGAGCCGAGTGAATGCGGCGCCTCGCGCTCCTGCGCCTGCTCGACCAAGTCGACACCGATGAACTGCATGGTTGACGCGGATGGGAACTGCCCCAGCACGCGCACCCGAGCGATGTCGCTGTCCTCGCCGTAGGTGTCGACGATCTCCTGCAGGTAGGTCTTGTTCGTGCCCTCGACCGTGCGGCTGTCGATGTTGCGGGTGTGCCAGAGGTGGCGCTGCTTGCCGAAGCACTCGCGGAACGCGCCGGTGTTCTTCGTCGGGTTCCCGAACGCGATCCAGATGATCTCGGTGTTCTCGTCGGTCAGTGCGCCCAGCGTCACCTCCCAGACCTTGTCCGCAACGCCCGAGGCTTCGTCGTAGATCACGACGATGCGCTTGCCCTCGTTATGCAGGCCGGCGAACGCTTCGGTGTTATTCTCCGACCATGTGACAAGATCCGCGCGCCACGACTTTTCGCGTCCGGGCATGGTGCTGACCAAGCTGGTGGCGTTCGCGCGGAACCAGTCGCGGGTGATCGCGAGCCGGTTCCACTTGGCGATTTCGGGGCTGGTCTTGGTGAGCAGCTGCGTCTCGGTGTTCGCGGTGACCACGATGCGCGTGTCGACGCAGGTGTCGAGCGCCCACTTCACGATCATCCCGATCTCGGCCGACTTGCCGATCCCGTGGCCAGACGCGACCGCGATGCGGCAGGGCTGAAACCGCGTCTCCGGGTTCTGCAGGTGGTCGCGAATACGCTTGAGCTCGCGCGCCTGCCATTCGCGCGGTCCGGTAGCATTGGCAAGATCGCCCTCACCCCAGGGGAAGGCGAAATGAGCGTAACCGAAGGGGTCGAGCCGAAACTCGCCGATGCGCCTAGCGAGGTCGAGGCGAGGATCACGCGACAACCGCCACCTCCCTGGCCGGGATTGCCGGGCCCAGCGCGGAGACGAACCTGTCGGCGCGATACCCGCCACGCCAGCCGATGCTTTCGAAACCTACGAGGTGCAGCCCGAGTTGGTCCGCCTCATCCACGCCCACCGACTCCACCACGTACTCGCCACCTTGCTCGATCGCGAGCGGGGTTTCGTGCGGCCAGCGCGGCGTGTCGTCGACGCACAGGACGAGGCTTCCGGCTGCGAACATCATTCCGCCTGCGAAGCCCGCGCATTGCCCGCCTGGATCGCCGCGGCGAGGTCTTGCCCGACGTCATGCTCGACGCGATCCTTGAACATGCCGAGGTGCCTGCCAAGGCTGACCAGCGACCCGGCCTTGTCTGCGAGCTTGAGCGTGAAGTTGCCCGCCTTGTCCCAAGACCAGCCAACGATCGCGCGCCTGACGTCTTCGGGCAGGTTCGCGATGTCCTCCGGCTTGGTCACCGGCGTGCGAACCAGATCGGCGGGGTCGTAGAAGCCCATCCGCACGAACTCTTCGACGATGCGCTCCTGCGTCACGCCTGCCTTTTCGGCCAGTGCCGCTAGTCGTTCATCTATCGCGGCCTTTACCTTAACATTGCTTAGCAGACGTGATGCGGTGACTTCGGCAGTCGGCGCGCTGTAGCCAGCCCGGATTGCAGCCTGCTTCCCGTTGCAGTCGGTGGGGTACTCTTCGACGAAGCGCTGCTGCTTCGGTGTCAGCCCTTCGTTCATGTGATCCTCCTCGACTGCTTGGCGAGCCTGCCGGATGCGGAGCCTGCGCCACGCGGTACGTGCTTGCGCCTGCTGCGCTGCCCTTCGGGTCTCGCGGTCCACTTGCCAGTAGCACAAACCTGCACGCGCCTGAATCGCTGATATCGCTCCACCCTGATCAACCCTTTTTGCTCAAGCCTGCGGACGAGGGACGAGCCCATGCTTGCCGACGAGAACCCGGTGAGGTCTTCGATGTCGAGATTAAGCGGACAGGGCAGCCCTGCATCGGCAGCGGCACAGATCGCCTGGTAGGTCATGCGCTCGGCATAGGTCAGGTCCATCACACCCTCCCCGGATGGGGTTGGGGGTGTCTACCAAGTCCTCGCGCGCGCACGCGATACGGCCCCTTTTTCACTATACTTCTCTTTAGAATTGAAAGTAGACATAGTAGACACCGATAGAAAGCTCTGAAATTAAACGCAAAATCCTGTCTACAAAGTTGTCTACAATCCATCGTCGAAATTCCAGCTTGTAGGCATCCATTCATCGCATCGGCCTCCAAAATGAACAGGTGTCTACAAGCCGCAATTCAGCCACATTACTGTAGACAGGTTGGTAGACGGGATCGTAGACAGAGCTAACCATCTGGCTTCCTTCGGAAAATCCGGACAGACCTACGCCGCCCAGACCCATCGCTGACCTTGCTGGGAGACGCGTCCTGGACGAAACCAAGCCGCTTCAAGCTGGCCGACGCGCGCATTTGCGCCCGCTTGTCCATTCGCTCATGGGGCACGCCCAGCTCATAGAGCGCCTTCACAATCGTCATCGTCTGGTGCATCGCGATCTTGTCGGCGAGAATTTCGTCCCAGACATCGTACTCCTCACGATCCCCGGTTTCGCGTTCGGCCAGCTTCTGCTCTTCCGCGTCGAGCCACCAGCGCTCGCCATCGCGGTAGGCAGCAAGGGCTTCCGCCCAGAGCTGGTCGCGCTGACGTTCGATCAGTTTGAGGTCCGCTTGCACCACCTCGACCGGCCAGTAGCGGCGGTTGCCGGTGCTGTCGGTTAAATAGCCCATTTCACCCGGATTGATCGTGCCGAAGAAGATGCACTGGCGCGGGTGGTCGGTCGCCATCTTGGCATAGGGCAACACCACGCGATCGGAGCGCATAGACAGCATACCCTTGACCGTGTTCTGATCGCGCTTGGCGATCGCGATAAACTCGGCCAGCTCGACGACCCATGACCCCATCATCGCCATGACCATCTTGTTGTGCTGGTCGAACAGGTTGACGCTTTCCGCAGTCCAGTCCTCTCCGAACAGCGTTGCGATGGCGGACGATTTCTTGATGCCCTGCGGGCCTTCCAGCACCAGCACGGTGTCGACCTTGCAGCCCGGCTTGTAGGCGCGCGCGACGGCGGCGATCAGGGTGCGACGGCCGACCAGGCGATTGAATTGCGTGTTCGGTGCGCCCAGGCAAAGATGCAGCCAGAGGTCGAGCCTTGGCCTACCATCCCATTTGAGACCGTCGAGATAGTCTCGGACCGGGTGATAGGCGTGCTTTTTCGCGTGACGGACGACAGCAGGCAGAAGATCGTTTACGTTCGGCTCAAAGCCCTCGGCTTCGAGCAGCACGCGAATATCGACGAGGTGCCCGTCATCGATTGGCTCACGGTTCCATTCGACACGCTGCGCCAGCTCGTTCCAGCAGAGGCGCGTGCCTAGATCAGGCAGGCCGTCGAGAAACAGCATCAGGTTGGTGATGGTCTTCTTGTAGCCGCGGTTCGTGCCAGACAGACGGTTTTTCCAGAGGTGGTGTACTTCCGCCATCATTCGCCCACCGCCGCCGTGATGGACTCGCTCAGCATCGCGGCTTTGACCAAGCTGCGGCAATACTCGACGGCCATCTGCAATACCGGAACCGACAGGCTGCTGCGGTAAACCACAGCACCCGCGAAATCGTGCGCTTTGCGAGCGAGCTGCGCCGCGTCTTGATCTACGGCGCGTGCCCACAATGCAGCGGCATGGTCGCGCGCGACCAGGAGCTTGGTGCGCAGTTCCAGCTCTTCGCCTTGCGCATCGGGCAGGTAGCTGTGCACGTCGGCAGTTTGGATTTTGGTTGGTGCGTTCATTGTACCACCGTCACTTTCTCGCCAGCGCGGGTGATCGCGGTGTAAAGCCAGTTCGACCGGCTTTCGCGAAACGAGCCGCTTTCATCGAACACGATGACATTGGGCCATTCGGAGCCTTGCGCCTTGTGGGTGGTGATCGCCCATCCGAAGGTGAACTCGTCGTAACGGCGACGCTCTTGCCAATGCAGGTTGCGCTCGGTTCCGGCGAAGAATTCCTCTGGAACTTCAAGCGTGAGCGGATCTCTGTTTTCGTCAAGGGAAGCGGCCTCGATCGCAAAGCAGCGGAACTTATCGCCGACGCTGCGTGCCTCCCACATCGCGCCGTTGAAGAGAGCTTTCGTGCGCCTGTTTTTCAGGCAGATGAGACGGTCGCCGGGCGCAGGATGCCAGGTCTCCGCAGAACCTTCGAGGCCCTTGAGCTGGCGAATTCGGCGGTTGTATGTGGTGCGGGTGCGATTGAGACCGCACAGGAGCTGGTCTGCACCGAGCACCAGTTCGCGAAGCCGCTCCGGTCCCACCTGGTCGCAGCGCAGCACGGAGCTTTCACCATAATCACCGAGGCTGATACGCCCGGTCTCGCGCACTTCCATGCTCATGCGGATGATGGGGTTGTCCTGCGCCTGCCGGTGCACTTCGGTCAGCATTACGTCAGGGGCTTCGTTGATGAAAAAGCCCTCATCCTTGACCGGCGGAAGCTGCGCGGGATCGCCAAGTACGAGCACGCGCTTCTTGAAGCTGAGCAGGTCGAGCGCGAGTTCCTTGCCGACCATCGATACCTCGTCGACGACCAGAAGGGCGGCATCGGCGAGGTCACTCTCGGTGTTGAGGTTGAATGTGGCCTCTCCGGTCTGTTCGTTGACCTCCACCCGGTAAATCAGTGAATGGATCGTGCTGGCATCCTCGCATCCCTTCTTGCGCAGGACGAGCGACGCCTTGCCCGTGAACGTCGCGAACAGAACCGTTCCACGCACGGTCTTGGCCAGTTCGCGAGCCAGTGTGGTTTTCCCGGTGCCCGCGTACCCGAACAGGCGGAAAACCTGTTTGCCACGCGGGTCTTTCAACCATTCGCGGACGGCCTTGATCGCGGCGTCCTGTTGCGGAGACCAGCTCATAGGTCGAACCCCTGCTCCTTGAGGAAGCGCATTGCGCCTTCGGTTGTGCGGACGAGCGCGACAGGCACGCCTTGGTCGTGGATGCGGTTCATCGCGTCGACCTGGTGCTGTTTCGGCTTCGCGCGGCCCGCTTTGAATTCGAGGTAGGCGGATCGGCCTGCGTGGATGACGGCAAGATCGGGGAAGCCCCACAGCGCGCCTTCCTTCTTCGCCTGGTTGAGCGCCTTCTGACCGCGCTTGGCCGCGTTCGGGATGGCTGCGACAACGACGCCGGGCAGTGCACGCTCGATCGCGCCGATGAAGCGCGCCTGCCGCGTCAACTCGCTCGCAGGGTCGCGATCGGTCGGCTCCATCCAGAAGCGAGGCTCTTGGAACAGCGGGGTTTCGAGGGCTGCCCAATCGGTCACTGCGCCAGCTTCCTCATCTGCGCCTCTGCCTGCGCGCGGCGCTGCTTGGCCTCTTCGACCTTCTTGAGAAATTCGGGCTCGGACAGGCCGTGCGAGCGTGCCGACGACCGCGCCTGCTCCGGCGTGAAATCGAGAGTGGTCCGCATCGACAGCATCGCCATAAGCGCGCCGTTCTTGTCAGCCTTGGTGCGGCGCTTGGAGCCGTACCGCCGGGTCATACGAGCTCGACCCCGTTCTCTTGGGCTTCCTTGCGCGCGATGATGATCTTCGCTTCGGCGGCAGGCACGCCTCGGTCGCAGACCAGTTCGAGATATTCGGCGCGCAGGTGTGGAGCGCACCACGCAAGGCGGCGCTCGCTCAGCGTCCGGCCCGCGCGCGCCCGCACTTCCGGGTCGCGCGAGGCTGCGAAACCGAGCTTCCAGACCTGATCTTTACGGAAGCGCTCAGTGCGCCTCTGCACAACGTCAGGTCGGTTGCTGAGCTTTGCCGCCCGGTAGCGAAGCTGCGCGAGACGTTCGGGGTTGCCCTCAAGCGCGCGCTTGATGCCCTCGCTGATCTTCGCGCCGATCTCCGGGTTCTTGGCATTGTGCGCGGCGACGTGCTTGCGGCAATACCCGCTCTTGTTCCCAGCGCTCAGCTCCTTTTCGCAGGTCTTGCAGCGCTTCACCGGGCCTGCTCCCCGAGCCGTCCACGCATCCGTTGGAAAAGCGCGTAGGCGTAGGTCTTGGTGATCCCGAGCTTGCGGGCGGCGTCAGGGATTTCCCAGCCATTGGCGATCAGTTCGGCCAGATCGTCGATCGGCGACTGGATATTGCCCGCCGTCCGCTGGCCGGTCGCGACGATCCGGACGATGCGCGGGCGTCTGCGCAGGACATCGATCATCCCGTTCGCTTCGAGGAAGTGAAACGCGTCGATGATGGCGCCAGGCGAACACTGGAAGCGCTCGGCCAGCAGCTTGCTTGAGGGGCACTCGTAACCGTTGGACGCTGCTACCTTGATGGCAGAGAAAACCTTGGCGGAGCGCTCGACGGCGGTGTCTTTGAGGGATGCGATGCTCATCACTCCCCTCCCGCGCTCGACAGGGGCACCAGTCGGGCAATCATCGCGTCCACGATCGGGCGAAGCTCATCACGCTCTTTCCCGTCAAAATCGTTGTCGGCAGCCGCCTGTGTGATCGCGTTGACCCCTGCCATGAGGTCCGCGACCAGTTGCATCGGCGCACTTTCGGCCTCCGCCTGCTCGCCGAGGAAGCGCGCGCCGCCGTAAAGGATCAGCGAGAGGATGGCGTTGACCGCATCCTCACCCACGACCGACGCGAGCGAGAGCGCTGCCGACAGGGAAGGTTCGCGCAGCTCGCCCGGGTCGTTGGCCATGTAGGAGCGGATCTTGCGCTCCTTGATCTTCGACAGGCGCGACAGCTCGACCACGGTGAAACGCTTTTCGACGTGCACGGCGGCATGGAGAATGTGGCGGACGAATTGCGTAACGCGATCGCGCGAGACGACGCCGCAATCTGACGCTGACGAGGGTGCGGACATTACCTAGTCCTTTCGGTCATGGAACTGAGAAAAACCCGCCGACGCAGCAGCGCCTTTCGACGTTTGGACAACTGCGTCGGCGGGAAGCGCCCCGGGCGGTTCTGGGGAAAGGGTCAGGCCCGAGGGCGGGGAGAGGTCAGCAACGCGAAGCGCGCTGTTCGGAAACATGAGAGCGTCGCGCCATTCGTGGCCGTCGCCGTCATCGATGAAGGTGGGCGGGATCACTGCTCGGTCGATCGCAGGGGGAAACTCGGAAATTGCTCCGGGGCCGATATCTTCGATCACGGCACCACTCCCAACACCCGCAGATCGTGGCAGTCGCACCCCGGTGCGTCCTTGCCGCAGCGCTTGCAGCGGACCGGGAGGCGGGTGGCGTGAAAGGGCACGCGATGGCCAGCGACGTAGAGTTCGGGCATCATGCGGCGAAGTCGGCAAATGCGTCAGGGAAAGCTTTCCCCTTCTTCGCGGCAAGTTCGCGCAAGGCCGGCTCTCGCCAACTCGGAATTGAGTTGTTCAACCCCCACCCGGAGACCGTTGACACGGGGAGACCTAGCTCCGTCGCGACCGCTACGATCCCACCGAGATCGTCCTTCAGGAACTGTTTGACTGTAACCATGCGCCGAGTGTTACGGAAAACGTAATGTTTATGCAAGCGCCAATTACGGATACCGTCATCGACACCGGAATTGTCGGCGGACAATGTGCGGCCATGTTGACCGCGAACGACATTCGTGAAGAGCTGATCCGTCAGCTGAAGGCCAAGGAGGTCACGGGCGCTCAGGTGGCTCGCGCGCTGTGCATAGCGCCTGCGCGTGTGACCGAGATGAAGAACCGCGATCGCCAGGTGCAGCAGTCTGAAATGCGCCCACTCGCCGAACTGTTAGGCATGGTCGAACGTGAGGCCAACAGCGGAAATGTCTATGCAACTACCGAGATCCCCGACTGGGGCCGGGTCGCACAAGGGGTTTGGCTGGAGCAATCGGAATGGGATGACCAAAGGCCTTCCGTTCCTTACGACCAGATGGCCGGCGATCCACCCCCTGTCGGTCTTTTTGCGGTCACGCCCGAAGGCACGAGCATGAACGCCAAGTGGCGCGAGCCTGTTCGGCTGATCTGCAGGCGAGGGCCATTCGGGATCGATATGTTCAAGGGCGGCGACTACCTGATCGTCGAGCGCACAGCACACGACCTGCACGAAATCACCGTGAAACGCCTCGAAATTGATGATGAGGGTGTGTTCTGGCTCCACAGCGAATCTGACGACGATAAGTATCAGGAGCCGTGGCGGATCGGGAAACCCGACGAGAACCATCACGATGATATTGAAATTCGTGTCCTCGGGAAGGTGATAAGGGCGGTGATGGATTATGAAGGCGTCTGAACGACGAGACGAGAACTATCTATCTCGCCATTTTAACGGCGTGCTGCCTCTAAGCTTGTCATTTTGGATCAACCTGATCCTAGTCAATGTCGTAATGTCTTTTGTGCAGGTTGGCGTTGCTTCCGCATACGGGCCGTGGTCGACCGAAGGCATCGGCGCGCTGTTCATAGCGTTCACTATCTGGCTTTGGGGCGCGGTCGGTGTTTGGCGGTCTGCGGATGCTTATACCAAAGCCCACCGAGGGCGGCCCTGGGGCTACATCGCTTCCGGCGTCGTAGTAGTGCAGGGCCTTGTCTGGGTCGCGCAATCGATACCGCAGAATTAAATTACGAAATCCGTATTGACCTGACATTACGGAAAGCGTAACACAACCTCCACAGCGGCATTCCGCCGCAGGAGGTTTCCATGGCCCACGCCACCAACATCCGTCGCATCTACGCGCTGCGCACCTGCAATAATGACTTAACCTCGCACGGCGGTTTTCAGTGGCCTGAAAGCGGACGCTGCGAAGCGCCTGACTGGTCGCCGAAAGCCGAATGCGGCAACGGGCTCCATGGACTTCTCAATGGTGAGGGCGGCGGGAATTATCTCGATTGGTCGCCTGACGCCAAGTGGCTGGTCTGCGACATCACCGAAGCGCACGATGCCGGGCTGGTCGTGGAGATCGGCGCGAAGATCAAGTTTCCGTATTGCGATGTCGTCCACGTCGGCGATCAGCGCTCGGCTACGCAATTCCTGCTTGATGTAGGGTGCGCCGGGGCGATTGTCGGAGCGTTCCTGACCGCTGGCGGCAGGGGCACCGCGACCGCTGGCGACAGGGGCACCGCGACCGCTGGCGACAGGGGCACCGCGACCGCTGGCTA